TTGATAAGGTTGTCTTTACGTATGTTAGTAAGTGCATTACCATACATTGCATATGATAGTGCATTGATTATTGTTGTCTTACCAGTGCCATTACGGCTACCATCTCCGCCTAAGTCAACATTGTTGCCCAGTACAAGTGTAAGTCCATTGTCGTTAAATCGTACAGCCTGAGTAACATTACCCACACTCATGAAATTCTTGATTGTGATGTCTTTAATAATAATCATAGGTTGTTGTATATATCCACTAATAACTTTTTGTCTATCATTTCACTGTCTACAGCATTTAAGCTATTATACACTATCTGGTCTACATTTTCAACCTCTAAATCGTCTACTTGCCGCCAATCTTGTGCATGTTCTTCTTTTTTACTGGGCATTAGTGTAATATCACGTAATTGATATTGTGCCGCAAACGTTTCCTTAATAAAGTTTGCTTCTTCATACGTAATATTCACATCTAGTACAGCACGACAGTATGTATTGTGATTTAAAATAGAGTCAGCATCGTCAATTAGCTTACTCAGTGGCACAGTTCGATATCTTGGACCATCAAAGTTTAAATGTTCTGGCTTACCGCCCCATTCTAACTTCATCATTCCTCTATCATCGTCCCATGCATCAGCATAGTTGTGCGGAAATGGTGACCCTAGATAATGAATGTTACCTTTGTGCTGACGCTTGTGGAAATGCCCACTGAATACATATTCAGGACCGTGCAAGTGGCTTTCATTAATACCACCATGATCAGGCATCTCTACCATTGCGTTCATCTTGAAGTGTGGCAACTCAAAGTGCCCAAACATATAACGTGCTTTTATTTTGTTGATGTGTTTCCACTCGTCTCCCACTAGCCAGGGTATTAATGCAACATCATCTTGTTGAAATACATCTTCAACTAAGGTAACGTTATCAAATAAGCCCGCATATGGCAAACTATTAAGTTCACGTTTCTCACGATAGTATAAATCATGGTTGCCCATAATCATATACACCTTTTCAAAGTTTTCGCTTAGTTTCCTTACATTGTTTACACTATAATTCAGTGTACTAACGTTAACACCAGCTCTGTGGTGGTGCCAATCGCCTAAAAATATGCAAGTTTCACAGTCTTTGCTGTTCGCAATAAACCAATCTACGAAATCTTCGCAGTCTTTGTTATGCTGTTTACTATTATTCTTGTTTCCGAAGTGAATGTCAGTAAAACACGCCGCTTTATTAAAAAATGTCATGTAGTTAGAATATACTCTATGTTAGGATTTGTCAAGTATAACTAGAAATTTGTTCCAGTTGCCTCTTTGCGATCTTTTTCCATTTGTTCGTCCCATTTTGCTTTGGACGCTGCTTCATGGTCAAGTTGTCTACTAAAGCTAGGATTAAACCCGTTCTCTTGTAACAGATCATCACGTATATTTTGATTACGCTTTTCAAGATTAAGAACTCTTGTAAAACTATTTGTAACAACTGCTGTGTAGTACGCAAATGGGTTTTGACTCTTTGCTTCGTTAAATTTTAAACCTATCTGAGATAGTTGCATTAGTGCATGACTACGCATTTCATCTACATACGTGTATCCTCGCCAATTACTGCGCATACTATAACGCTCACATAGTTTAATATACATCTTTGCTAATTCATTTGTTGTGTGTCCATGTGTTGTGCTAAATTTTCCGTTGTCGATCCCACCTTCCCAGTGGCTTCGTACTACTTCTTGTGTTTCACCATCACGTTTTGCATAGTGTTTAAATGGTGGAAAGTTAACTTTAACGTGACGATCTGCTTCTGTTTTAGGGTTAGTCTTACGTTTTGAATCACCAGGTACATGTTCAAATGTCATTAATCTAAAGATTAAGTCGTCTGGATCAATTTCTTCAGGTTGTACTCTTGTTTCAGCTTGCTTTGGTTTATCTTTTGTACGTCTGCCAGCGTCTTGCCATCTTTTGTATGATTCCTCATAACCTTGTGAACTTAATACACTAGCTCTGTTCTCTCTTGCTTGTTGGATAATATCTGGATCAAAAATATCTTCGTAGTTGTCTACAATGATATCAAATCTACCATATTCGTCATCAACTGAGTGACAATAGGTTAGTTTACTTTTATGTATTTCCTTCAGCATATCCTTGTTGTTAAGATAATTCTGTTTTCTCATAGTTTTTCCTTAAATTAGTGTTATTATAACACATCTAGATATAATGTCAAGTTCTTCTGGTTATAGTTGTAGTTTACTGGTGCTATAAATAGTATGATAGGAGAATAGACATGAGATACTCACAACTTACAGAAGCTGAAGCAACTGATATTGCCGTTATGTACGGAGGTAGATTTCAGCCTATGCACAGTGGTCATCATAAAGTTTACATGAACCTTGTTCGTAAGTTTGGTTCCTCTAATGTATTTATCGCTACTACAATTGCTAAAAATGCGCAACCTGAAAAGGATCCGTTTAGTTATGAGGAAAAGACAGGCATTATGACAGACATGTTTGGTATACCTGCTGACAAAATTGTACGCACTAGTCCATATCAACCTGACATTAGCTTAACTAACAAAGATCCAAATAATACTGCGGTACTACTGGTGTTTAGTGAAAAGGATGCAGGACGTTTAAAAACTGGTGGATATTTACGTATGTATCAAGACGGCAAACCATTAGTAAGTAGTGACGAAGCTGGATATATTTACACTGTTCCAGTAGAAGATGATGGACGTAGTGCTACTACGTTTAGAAATGTAATGCGGATGGATGGTATAGAAGAAAAGAAAAGACAAGAAGCATTTACAGATTTCTTTGGTACATTTAATCCACAAGTATATGAATTTATAAAGGATAAACTAAATGGCAGTGTCTAATGAAGCAAGAACAAAACTAACTGGTCCAGCAAGCTATTATAGTGGCCCTGCGGCGGAATTAAGTAATACTGACGGTATAGTATTTGCTATTCAGCCGGATATTGTATATAACCAAGCAGTAAATTATACACCCTATAATTTAACTCATACAAATTATACAACATATGCATACAGTGGAACCCCCAGTCCAACTATACAAGTAACAGCACAATTTAGTAATGTTACACAAGAAGAACATCTTTATACACAAGGAGTTATTCACTTCTTACGTAGTGTATCAAAAATGTATTATGGGTTTACAGATGCTAACCTATCACCAGTTGCAGGCACACCACCTCCTCTTTTATATTTTAGTAGTTTTGGAGAACAAATGTTTAACAATATACCTGTGCTACTAGGAAATGTAAGTATACCGTTTCAAAGTGACACTGATTTAGTTGAAGTGATTGGCACAAGCGGTAAACCGCAAGCATTGCCAGCAGTACAAACTATTGCTCTAGACTTATTAGTTTCAGTTAACCCAGCAAAGCAAAAAAAGAAATTTAGCAAACACGAGTTTATTAGTGGGTCAGCATACGGAGAAGGATTTATCTAATGGCAAATTATTCAAACTCTAGTAACTATGCGCAAACTACACAAAACAAAAAGTACTTGAACATATATAACCCAAAATTAAAAAACGCCAACCTTAGTCAGCAAGTAAAACTGGTTAAAATTGACAATCGTTATCACAAACGACCTGACTTATTTGCATTTGAAATTTACGGCAACTCGAGATACTGGTGGGTGTTTGTACACTATAATCGTGATAAGCTAAGAGATCCAATTAATGACTTTGTAGCAGGTTTAGAAATTAAAGTACCATCAAAGTCAACAGCATTCGGAGCAAGTTAAATGCCAATCAGAAATAACACCAATGGTGGTGAACTTAGTGCATTGGATCGAATAGCAGAAAGAAATTTTGCCGCCGCTCAAGAAGCCGCTAGAAATGCAAGTCTCGAAACTCGAGATGCTGTTAGAAGTAGTGCAAGTAAATATCAACCAAATGTTTTAAATCAATTCGATACCTACACTTATAATTGGGCAATCCATATGATTAGTCCACTCAAAGCCCAACAATTTGAAGAAAATCTTGACAATAAAGAATTTATTACACTTGCTGAAACAGGTGTTGAAAATGAGATTAGTATTGAAAATGTAATACAGCAAACACAGTTAGCATTTGCAAAAGAAAATAGAAATGCAGTAGCTAATAGTTTTGATATTACATTCACTGAAGTTCTTGGTATGACATTTTATAATCGTATAATACTAGCAGCCAAACAACTAAAACTTGAAAATCACTTAGAAGCAACATATTTGCTTGAGCTAAACTTCCGTGGGTGGAATCAAGACGGCAGTGCAATGGCAGACAAAGAAGTAGGACCGTTTTACTATGTTACTGACATTACAGACTTTCAAATAAAACATACTGATAGTGCAACAAATTATCAAGTTACATTTATTGAAACTGAATATTCTGCATATAATCGTATGGACTTTCACTTGAAATCAGATATAAGTGTACGTGCTGCAACGTTTGGAGAATTTTTAGATAACTTTACAACAGAACTTAACAGAGAATGTGAGAAACATTGTGATACAACTATTGCTAGAATGTATCCAAGTATATATGAGTTTGGAACGATAGATGAAACCGACCAGTGGCGTGACTGGGTGTTTGATGCTGTTACTGGTGAACATATTGAAGAAAGTCGCAACGTTAGTATGTCAGCGGCAGGTAATGTTATTGAATTTACGTTACACAAAGGAACAAGTATGACGGCAGCCGTTGCAGCGGCAGTACTACAAACAAAAGAATTTAAAAAGATACCAATTGTTGGAAGAAACCAATTTGCCAAAGCAAATGCCAATGACGGCATAGCAAAATCTACTAAATTGGCAGATATGTTAAAATGGTTTTCATTTAAAACAGAAGTTGAGTATAAAAATAATTATGATCCAGTAGCTAAAAGCTATCAGCGTAAATTTATATACAACATTCAGGCTTATATTACACCAGAGGGTATACATGATCCTGTAAGTTTTGGTCAACTAACACAAGATTCTGAGTTACAACAGAAAAGATTAAACAATATACTTACCCATGGTCTACTAAAAAAACGTTATGACTACACATACACTGGACTTAATAGTGAAGTACTGAATTTAGATTTAAGTTTTAACACTTTGTTTTTTGTTACGCAACCTATTGCTGGCGGATCACTTGGCACAAATGCATCCTTTCCAGGACTGGATGCCGCAGAAGCAAGAAGTTACGAAGCAAAAGCACAATACGTTGATGCTGTTAATCGGGTTAAAAGTATAAAACGTGAGATTGAACGATTAGAAGCGAAGACGGATATAGGAGTTAACGTTTCACCAAATGAAGATTTTTTTGTACAACAACAAATTCAAGACAATAAAAGCCAACTAGAAGCCGCCAAAAAGGAGGTGATTTCGACTGAAAAAACAGCACAAGAAGCAGGGGCAGAACTACGTGAACGAACAGCCAATCCAGCGGAATTGAAACTTAATCCTATAACAAATAGGTATATAACACAAAGTGATGTTTTTGCTGGATCACATCGAGAACGAAAAGTACAAAATGAACTTAACGAATCTATGCAATTTGATTATCGTACAGTAGGAGATAGTTTAGCAGCTAGTGGTGCTGATACACTGGATGACCCTGGAACTGCAATGCTTGGTGCACTAGAGCTTAATCTTAATGCAACTGGTGAAATGGTTGATCAAAGACTTGAAATACGTGGAGATCCATACTGGTTAGGTAAACCAAAAGGAGCCAGTATTTCAAATAGTAATCAAGCAGACTATGATGTTGGTGGTGTTGGATACTTTCTAAATGTACGTTTGCCAGTTTATGAAAATGAAGAAGGCTTTATGAATCAAGAGCTTACTAATTTTAGTATAACTGCACTTTATCGTGTTATCACAGTAACTAGTACATACATGATGGGAGAGTTTAAACAAACACTTGAAAGTTTTAGAGATACAAATACAAATAATGAAGAGTTGCTGGACCAACTACTAGAAGGAAGAGTAATTGGACAACCAACTAGAACGTTGAAGCAAGGTTATCAAGGACCTAACCCAGACCCAGAGAATGATGTACTACCAAATGAAGTTGCTAGTCAACAACAACCTGATACTAGCACAACACTTGATCCAAATGCAACTGGATCTGGCAATGGTACTATAACTGGTAGTAATAATACGACAGGATCTACATCTAATATAGATCCTCGATTATTGAGTTCTATGGAAGCGGCGGCAGCAGCAACTGGGTTAACTGGTGTTATATCACCAAGAGGCGGAAATAGAGGACCTGGCGGAAGTGGCAGACATAATGGGTATGCAGCTGACATTAGTCTTTATGATGGTAATAGATTATTATCTGTGGAAAATCCTGCTGATCTTGCTCTTATACAAAACTATACACAAAACTTCTTAAATGACACTCGTGCAAACGGGTTAACACCAAGTGTTGGTATTGCCAATCCTAATGAAGGAACTGGAAGAGAACTGTATATGAGTGGTGTAGTACATCATTATGATATTGCGATGACACCAGGAATTGGTGCAAACCTAAGTTCAAATGCTGCACCCTATTGGGGCGGATCTGGTGATACACGAGACCATAGCACACCAAGTTGGCTAGTAAATATGTATAATGCAACGAACTAAGTAAAAGGATTAAAATGTCAAAAGAGCAAAATAGATCAACAAATTTAAACCGTGAAAGTATCGGTGTTCCTGCAGCATATACAAGCGGGAACCGAAGCGGCATGGGTATGCCAAATGGTGTATATAGTGCTAAGGTTATTGAAATTTCGGATGCAGATTATGGCGGTGCAATATATGTTCAAATTTTAGGATCACACAGATTTGGAGATACAGACACTCGAGAGCAAAGACAACTATTTCCAAAAGTAAGAACTGTTTCTCCTTTTGGTGGTTCAATTAGTATGCTAGATGCTACAGTTACATATGGTGCATCCTTCCCTCCACCAGCACCAGGTACTGAGGTACTTGTTGCATTTACTGGTGATGATGTAACTGGGTTTTTACTTGGCGTTTTGCCAACTGTTGGCAAAAACAGTGCAGTACCAGGTTTACCAGCTAGCAAAATCGAAAACGAAGATACAATTGGTCCCAGTATTGATCCTGGACAAAAACAACAGCAAAATTCTAGACCAAGACATCCAGTTGCAAATGCAGTTGCCGGTCAGGGTACAGGATTAGACCCAATACGTGGTATTGGCAGTAGTGGTGGTAGACGAGAATCTCCAAGCAATGTAGCAGGATTTTTAACACCAGCAGGACACAGTTTTGTAATGGATGATGGCACAGTTGCATTTAAAGAAGGTGAAAACTATGTTCCAGACCAATCACGTGAAGAAGGAATGGATAATTTAATTCGCTTACGCAGTGCAGGCGGTGCGCAAATGCTACTAAACGACAGTGCAGGTATTGTATACATAACAAACCAAAAAGGCACTAGTTGGATGCAATTGGACAGCGAGGGTAATGTAGATGTATATGCGGCAGGCAGTGTAAGTTATCATGCAGAAAAAGACTTTAACTTTTATGCTGGAGGTGACATTAATATGGATGCTGATACATTCAATATTATGGCACGTGGTGCTGCTGGTATACAAGCGGAAACATCAACAGGTCCAATACAACTTAAAGCAAATAAAGATATACGTCTAACAACTGACTTAAACTTACAACTCAAGGCTGCAGGCTTTGGTAGAATTAGTACTGAAGGTATGTTAGACTTGAACGGTCCATCAGCATTTGGCGCAGTTGGTCCAACAGCTGGCAATATAGGTGTAAACCGTACCGTTAAAACTAGTATCAACCCAAGAGTGCCAGAACACGAACCTTGGGGAGGACACAGTGCACAAGGAAGTAAAGTAGCCGCACAAGCACCATCAAGTGCACGAACAAGCACAAAAGATTATGATACATCTAATTTAACACAACCAAAGTCAGACAAAAAACTTCCTCAATATTATAGTGGTAATAGTAATGCTGAAGAAGATAAAACTGGTGAAATTGCAACACGGCGTAATCAAGTTGTGGATAAAAGAAATGGAAGTTCAATGTCGTCTGGACAAGCTGGTGCAACAAATGCCACTGACCCTAGCTCTGTTGAACGGAGACAGCCGAGATGATATTGGAAAAATTTAATACTGACTGGAATGAATTTGTTCTTAAAGATCCAGACTGGAACACATTACTTGATATTGAAACCATATCTGCAAGTGACCGTGTACAGTTGGTCACTCTTAATATGTCACGGTATAATGGTTATAATCAAACTGGTTATGGTGTTGGTACAGTTAATCAGGGTATTACTGAACAACAAGCATATAATATTTGGATTACTGATTTTCAAAGTAATCAAAGAACATTATTAAGACAACTTAAATCATTTGGCTTGACAAGTATACCACAATGCGTATATGATGGATTACTATTATATTACATCATTAACGGTGATATTTTGTATGTAGACTCGGATGAAGGTCTATATGAACTGCGTGATAGTATTGTAAATCAAGATTGGTCCACAGTTGCTAGTATGATTAAGCGTAGTAATTTTAACAGGATTTTTTGTATTACAGCCGCAAGTATTATACGATTGAGTGACTATGGAAAATCAAAATCTCGTATCTGGATGCGCCAAAATGGTATATTTAATATACGTGACAAAAACGAAGTTGGCTTATTAGATGAAGGAGAGTTACAAAGAGCACGTTTTGCATACTATGCAGAAACACTACGTTTCCTTCCTAAAACACCCGAAGGTATAAAAAGAACTATCGCAAAAGCATATCAGAACACAATAGTTGTTGAACAGTTTACATATAGTGACACTAATGTCTTTACAATAACAGATACCCCAAGTATGGAACCAGTTGAAAAATTACTAGTTGAGGTTAATGGACAAACAATCCAACACTTTTTTGACTTTACTTTACTTAATAACGTTATTACTATAACAAAATCACTAAAAGCTGGTGATATCATACGTTTTACTACAAAAATCTAAAACATAGTATT